CATATTCTGATTTATTAGGAAAGCTAAGAGAATACAACGCAAGATATGATGCTAATGATGCAATGCTTGAGATAGCTCAAACTAAGAATTTTTCAGTATTAGATAGAGAATATGGCGGTGTACCAGATCAGCTAAAAGCTAATATTCGTACATTCTTAGACGGATTTAAGACTATGCCTACAGAATACTTTGAGGTTAAGCCACAAAGAGCAGTAGGAATACAGGAGTTTTCTGGAGCAATAATTCCAAAAGATGCGCCAAAGTCCGTAAAGGATATTCTAAGCAAACGAGGGATAACAGAAGTTTACGAATATGCAACTCCAGAAGAAAGAGCTGGATTAATGCAGAAGTTTGGTAAGGAAATGTTTGCTGCTGCTCCTGTGGGTGGTGGATTACTTGCAGCACAAGATCAGTTAGAACTAAAGAAAGAAAAGAAACCTAAGAAGTAACGCATGAGACCAGAAAGGTAATGCAAATGAATGTATTAGAATTATCAACAGGAATATATCAAGTTCCAGAATGTATATCAAATTGGTATAATGAGTTGCTAAAAAGAAAAAACTCTAAGCCAGATAAACGAGATCCAAAAGCAAAAAAGTTTTATCGCTATTTAGATCAAATGGAAATGCTTTCTATACAAGCAATGCAAAATAATGTTCCATTTAGATTAATGACTAAATCTGAATGGTGGTTATAGCATGACATCCAAAGGATAATGCAAAAATGGAAACAGATTACACCAGTAAAATAGACGAAGATGCACGAATAGCTAATCTTACTAATATGGGTAAGGGCAGACCTAAAGGTGCGGTCAATAAGTCAACATCTATCGTTAAGGAAGCTATTGCAAAGCTGCTAGAACGTAACGTAGAGAACATGGATGGATGGCTAGAGCAGGTAGCTAAGGACGATCCTTACAAGGCTTTAGACCTAATGAATAAGCTGTGTGAGTACCACGTACCTAAGCTGGCTAGGTCAGAGATCACAGGTGCAGACGGTGGCGCAGTAGAGATTGAATCAAATATAACGATAAACCTAGTAAGACCAAATGCAGGTTGATTTTCCAGAGAAGCTAGGATTTTTATTTGAGCCTAGTAGATATAAAGTTGCTTATGGCGGTAGGGGATCGGCAAAGTCTTGGTCTTTTGCTAGGGCTTTATTAGTTAAAGGTAAAGCTAAGAAGCATAGGATTTTATGCGCTCGTGAGGTGCAGAAATCTATTAAGGATTCAGTTCACAAGCTGCTATCAGACCAGATACAGGCTATGGGTATGGGTGACTTCTACGAGGTTATTGAGAATGCCATTAGAGGAAAGAACGGAACTGAGTTTGCTTTTGCTGGATTGGCTTCTCATACGGTGGAGTCGATTAAGTCTTTTGAGGGTGTTGATATTGTATGGGTAGAGGAAGCTCAGGTTGTCTCAAAGCGTTCTTGGGATGTTCTAATTCCTACGATCAGGAAAGATAATTCTGAGATTTGGGTTAGCTACAATCCATCTTTGGATACTGATGAAACTCATCAAAGATTTGCAATAAATCCACCACCAGATGCTTTAATTGCAAAAGTTAATTGGAATGACAATCCCTGGTTTCCTGAAGTTCTTGAAAAGGAAAGATTGCATTGTGCATTAACTAATCCTAAAGATTACGCAAATATATGGGATGGTGAGTGCAAACCTGCTGTTTCAGGTGCTATTTACTATGACGAAATATCCTCATCATTAGAAGAAGGTCGTATTTGTAATGTTCCTTACGATCCAATGCTAAAGGTTCATATTGTGTTTGACTTGGGTTGGAATGACGCAATGGCTATAAGTTTGGTACAAAAACACGCTTCTGAGATTAGGCTGATTGAATATTACGAGGATAGTCATAAGACTTTAGACCACTATTCCTCATGGCTAAAAGAAAAGAATATGAATTGGGGCAAGATGTATTTGCCTCACGATGGAAGAACTAGGGACTACAAAACAGGTAAATCAACCGAAGAAATAATGCAAGCGTTTGGCTGGGATGTTGCAATTACGCCAAGTATGAGTGTTGAGGATGGAATAAGACTTACACGCATGACGTTCAATCGTATATATTTTGATAAGAATAATTGCGAAAAATTGATACAATGCGCTAAACGGTACAGGCGGTCGATTAATCAGCAAACACAAGAGCCTGGTGCGCCATTGCATGACGAATGGAGTCATGGAGCAGACAATTTGCGCTATACGTGCATAAATGCAGAGGCAATGAGTAACGATGATTGGGGAAATTCGTTGTCAATAAGCACCAAATGGGTTGTATAATAAGCAAAATATCCGCATAGGGTTTAGCTATGGATTCAGGACAAGTAAAAGGTATTTTAGAGAACGAGATTGATAACTCAATCGGCTTTATCGACTCTGAGACTACTGACGAACGCACGAAAGCATTACAGTATTACTTACGTGAACCTTACGGTAACGAGGTTGAAGGTCGCTCACAGATCGTAACAGGCGAGGTGGCTGAAGCTGTTGATGGCGCATTGCCACAGCTCCTGCGTGTTTTTACGACAACAGAGGACATAGTTTACTTTGAACCTAAGTCACCTAATGACGAAGAAACAGCCAAGCAAGCTACTGAATACTGTAACTGGGTGTTCTATCGTGAGAATGATGGTCTGTTGATTCTGCATAACTGGTTTAAGGATGCGCTCCTGCAAAAGACAGGCATTGTTAAGTCTTACTGGGATTCGCAAGAAGATGTAGTCAAAGAGAAGTACAAGAACCTAACAGAAGAAGAACTTGCCTTATTGCTATCTGACGAGACGATGGAAGTCGTGCGTCAAAAGGTAGAGATGGTAGAGGCAGGAGTTGACGAGATGGGTATGCCGATTATGGCTCCGTCTTACTCTGTTACGGTAAAAAAGGTTAAGAAGTCTGGTCAGGTAAAGATTGAGAACGTGCCACCAGAGGAGTTCTTGATCTCTAAGTCAGCTAAGACTATTGATGACTCTCCATTCGTAGCTCACAGACGTTTAATGCCTCGTAGTGATCTTATCGCTATGGGTTACAGCAAAGACGTAGTTGACAGTCTGCCAACGTATGACGATCTAACTTACAGTCCTGAGCGTATCGCACGATTTAACCAAGACGAGCAGCCAGATTCCTCGCCTAGCCTAGACTTCTCGATGCAAGTGCTTGAGGTATACGAGTGCTATATACGTATTGACGAGGACGAGGACGGTATCGCTGAGTTACGCAGGATTGTTTACTGTGGCTCTGAGATTCTGGATGACGAGGAAACTGACGTTATTCCGTTCCATTCAATCTGTCCGATACCAATTCCACATAAGTTCTTTGGTCAGTCATTAGCTGACAGAACGATGGACATTCAGTTAATCAAGTCCACGTTGATGCGTCAGACTTTGGATAACTTGTATCTAACGAATAACGCTCGTGTTGGAGTGGTTGATGGTCAGGTAAATCTTGACGATATGCTTAACGCAACTCCTGGCGGCATTATCCGAGTCAAGAATCCTAATGCTCTGATTCCAATGCAAGTACCTAGCGTTACAGGTCAGGCGTTTCCAATGTTCGAGTATCTGGACGGTGTGGCTGCAAAGCGTACAGGCGTATCAGACGCTAACGCAGGTCTTGATCCAGATATATTATCTAACGTCACAGCAACGGCTGTAGCGGCTATGATGAAGTCTAACTCTGGCAAGTTGGAGTTGATTGCTCGTGTGTTTGCTGATACTGGCGTTAAGTCGCTGTTCAGGGGTATCTTGCATTTATTGGGCAAGTATCAGGACAAGGCAAAGCTAGTCCGTATGCGTGGCAAGTACGTTCAGTACGATCCTAGAACATGGGCGAATGAATACGACATTAGCATTAACGTAGGTCTTGGTTCTGGTGACAGAGACCAGAAGCTGGCAATGTTGCAAATGATTCTAGCGAAACAAGAGCAGATATTGCAGCAGTTCGGCCCATCTAATCCACTAGTATCAGTAGGACAGTATCGCACCACGTTAGCAAAGTTTATCGAGTCGGCAGGGTTTAAAGATGCAAACGCATTTCTTAACGAGATTACTCCTGAACAAGATGCTGCTCTTGCACAGCCTCAACCCCCTTCTCCCGATGCACAGGCAGAGGTTG